GCAGCATACATATTTCCATACCCGCGGGTTATGACGCGCCCTAAGAACATTAAACCAAGGACTGGTCTATTCGCTCCAAGAGCAGTCTCCTTCTGAGCTGGTGTGTATTTGATGCCGAGGCCAGAAAGTACCCCTCCCATAGCACGGGCATCAAACCAAGCGCACTTGGGGCTGGGCACCACAAGGTGGTCGTCTCCAAAAACAGTGAACCTCAAATACTGCAACATGGATCCTCTGCAGTCTTTGGGTCTGCACCTCGCGAAGCAATAGAGTATCAAAGTTATGGTGGTGAGACAGTTAATCGGGGTAGTGAGCCAGTGGCCACTGTTCAATCCCACAGCCTTCAAGAACAACTGTCGTTCAACCTTGTTGAGACCTCCAATCATGTTCTTCAGCAGAAGTCTCCTGACTCGCTGATCCTCAATGAAAGCGGGATGGTGAATGTCAGCTGTATGCATTTCGAACCACCCTAAGATAACAGGTATCATGACATTCTCCATGATACTGGGGTTCATGAGACTATCGAAATCACTAAAGTCTCCATCAAAGCCCTCTTTACCAAGACCGGTTAGGTGCTCCACCATATCATGCCATTCAGGACTATCGACGTTAACTCCGACAGCAACTCCTGACTTGATCCTTCTGGACACCAAGGAATTCCAAAACGCTCCAAAATACATCTTGAAAACCAATGCGCATGACAAAGGACTCATTCCGATCCCTCTCGTTTTCAGGTCAACAATCTTCCTCATCGGCAGGATTTCCGCCTTCTTGCTCCATTCAACTACCCAGGGATACGAACCATCAACTTCCACCTGGTGGATGATATGATAGACATAATCTTCATACTTCTCATCCCGGAACCAGATATCACCATCGATGTTTTCCAAGACCTTCGCCTTTCCAGTAGCATCTTGATTGCCAAAATATTTATCGGGGTAGCCCAAACTGGTTCCCATATCCACCGCTGGAATGTGCTGGAAAACAGGGCCACCGCTCAGAGCCTCTCGAAGAGAGAGCTTTCGACAAATTGCTTCATCGTCTTTGAACAACTCCAACATAGTGGCAACAATCTCTGGCCCATCCTTCCAGTCATAGTCTACCCAGTCTCTTCCGGTAGCCTTGCTAACATGTTTAGCTAAGAGAGCCTCACTAGACAATTTCCCATTCCTGGGGTCATTGTAGGCCTGAACAGCTGGTTGGAACCGCTCCCTATAATCAACGATAAGGGGGTGGGCTGGAATGGGCAAAGGGCTGAAGCCCAAACTATTAGCTCCTGGTTCGTGGGGGTGGATCACAAAGCCAACAGGCTCGCAACGAGCCGGCAGGGCATCATCAATCTGCCTTTCCTTGTTGATCTTGACCATGGGAGAAACATGTTCATCGTAATTCTCCATAGCATTCACAGCCCCAAGAATCATCTGCTTGCTGACTGGCACGCTAATGGACATTCTTCCCATATGGTCAGAAGCCGTGGCACAATGAATCCCCAGAATAGGTTGACCTCCTCCAGTGACATCGAAGAGGACCCTAGTACAATCTCCAGGAGCTGTACATGGTCTGTAAGTCCATTTAAAAGCGTAAATGCATCCACTAGGTGACACAGAGCACTCATTCGGGTCAGCATCAAGCAACGACACCTCCCCTACTTCTAAGACATCCGATCTGCCAATAAGAATAGCTTCCCTCTCATTAACTTTGGTCTCTTCATCAAAGAAGTATTTCGATAAGTCTCTGCCCTGAAATTCCTTAGAACAAAGAATAACAGCATCATAACGTGTGTCACCCAGACATTTGACTGTGCGCGGGTTGAGTTCAAATTCGATATCGCCACATCGAACTGACATGCCATACAACAGGCCATTAGGATTCCCAACCATATGATAATTGGTCAGAGCGAACCCATTCCCAATGACAAGACAGTGAGCGCTCCCTTTTGCTGACTCAAACGTCAACAATTGCTGAGCAATAGTGTCGCTTAGCTCCTTTGCCTCATGGTTGTAATACATGGCACCTTTACGCCATCCAACTGTGACATGCCTGTCGTCATGGTTGTTGAAATTGGCTCCACGTTGACGTCTATTATGTCTCTGCTTCCGGTGAGTCTTATCCATGTCATCGTGGTCGTCATAGGACTCCGGTTTGTAAACCCTCTGCATACGTTTGGTTTCCAAATCCGTAATAGCGTCATCCGTGGCTTTCTTCATGAGAGTACTCAAGGAGAAATACCCTAGGCCGACCATTCCCATAATGCCAGTACACAATAGCGAAATCTTCATTATGTTACTGACAACAGAGCTTGGGAGGCCCAACTTGTTCGATATGATCTCTCCTTGAGTGAGAACCTTCAGGGCGACTGGTATGTCGTCTTTATTCTTCTTCAAGAACGTTTGCCTCCTGATTCCCATCTCAATGGCCTTCTC